TTTTTTAACTCTCCTAGCGACATTTTCCCTTTGCGAAGGTACTGAGACAAGTCTCCACCCCTCTTTGCCTGAAAATGCCGGAACAGGACCTCATTCACATCGGTCACCTTGACCTTAATGTAGTTAAAACCCAGCATAAACACGTCACGCAAATAATTATAGGAATCCAGATTTGCCGCGTAAGAATCATACGCCATTCCCATTGCGGATAACATCACATCCATAACGTTTCGACACGGGTCTGGCTCCCGTCCATACACGAGGCGGTAAGAGTAGTCCGAAATAGGCCTCCATGCTAACAGTTTCGGCTGTTTATCTCCTTTCCACGGATTGAGAACCAATCGTCGGTGTAAGAAAGAACACCCATCTTCTATCACGGAACCGCTCTCTGACACAATCGACAACAGGGGCTTGTCGATCTTGATATCCTTAAAATGCATATCAAAAAACTGTCGTGCCCATGCTATGTAACGCGCAAAGCCAAACGTCCCTTCTAGTACCCGTGGGCATCGATGTATGAGATCATCACCGTAAACTATCATAATCAACTGCATATGTAGTAGGGCCTCCGTTGCGGCCATCGCTACTTCTGCATCGACGATGCGCGATATCTCATAACAACACCATAGACAAAATAGTAACAAAGAGACCCAGGAATCAGCATGCGATGTTACCACTGATCCTGAAGGTACACCTCCATGAACGACCATCCATACCCCCGCATACACGTGTGTTATTCTCGTTATTAACCAATCAAAAATAGTCTTTAACATTTTCTTATAAATTGGCCACGCTCGACTTTTCTTATTATAATAGATCCCCCCATGTGCCACAAAAAACTCCAGCAATACCCTATGTAATGACTGATCACAATTTATCAAATCACCCATCGAGTAAACGGCCGCCGTCGGGTCATCCCAGTTATAGTGTAATAACTCCGCTATACGGTCTGCCCCGCCATACGACCACGTGTGGCCTATACAAATATAGCCACGCTCCAAATTTTGTCGCAAGGTAAATAAAACACGTTCCGTAAGAGACTCCTCATCGCTCGGAATGACAAAGAAACGAAATTTATCTGCATACTTTTGATACTCATCGGGTAGATACTTTTCATATTTTCCGTAAGTCTCATCCTTTCCTTTCATTACCCATGCCTTATTACGCAGCACTGGCACCCCATACGATGACTCACGAAACATACGATTAACATTCTT